GTCAGCTCTGCTGCTGCGGTCAAGGCGATGGAAAAACTGATCGCCATGTCGGGCCGTGGCCCGGCGGCGGTCCCCGGTGGCGGCACAGCGCCGTCAAGCAAGCCGGACACGTCATCCATGACGGCCCGGCAGAAACTCGACTATGCGAACGAGCTGGCACTGGCTCGCAAGTAAGGGGAACTGACCCATGACGGCACTCACACTGCGCGAAGCGGCGAAGCTGATGGAAGACGAAGGCGACACCAAGCGCGCCGCCGTCATCGAGATGTTCGCCGAATCTTCGGACATTCTCGACGCGATGCCCTTCATCGACATCATGGGCAACGCCTACAAGTACGATCAGGAAGCCACGCTCCCGGGCGTTGCATTCCGTGGCGTGAACGAGAGCTATACGGCTTCCACGGGCATCATCAATCCGCAGACCGAAGCGCTCTACATCGCTGGCGGCGATCTGGACGTGGATACCTTCATCGTCAAGACCGGCGGCGCCTCGGCCCGCTCGCGTCATGAAGCCATGAAGGTGAAGAGCCTTTCCGCCTCGGTGACGGACACGATCCTGAAGGGCGACACCTCCACCGATCCGCGAGAGTTCGACGGCCTTCAGACCCGCATCACGGGTTCGCAGGTGGTTCACAACTCCACGGCCTCGGGCGGCGCGGTTCTCTCGCTCTACAAGCTCGATGAGCTGATCGACACGGTGGACGGGGCAACCCATCTCATCATGAACCGTGAAATGAAGCGCCGCTTCATCACGGCGGCGCGCGATACCTCGGTCGGCGGGTTCATCACCCACGACAAGGACGCCATGGGCCGCCCGATCACGCGCTATAACGACCTCCCGATCCTGACCGGCTACGGCCAGAACCGGAACACGGCGATCCTTCCCTTTGAGGAAGACTACAATGGCGGCGGCACGGCGAATGCCACCTCGATCTATGCCGTGAAGTTCTCGGAAGACGGTGTGGCCGGCATCCAGAACGGCACGATGGACGTTCGGGACCTCGGCGAACTGAACGACGCGCCGAAATACCGGACTCGCGTGGAGTGGTTCCCCGGCATGGTGACGCTTTCAGGCTTCGCTGCGGCGCGGCTCGACAGCATCAAGTCCGGCGCGATCACGAAGTAAGGAGCAACGGAAATGGCTACGACAGGACTTCAGACCCGCGCGAGCTACACGTTCGACGCCGAGCTTGAAATGAAGGATGCAGGCCTCGTTGCCTCGTCCGCCGCTGCGCAGGTCGATGCGGCAAACAAGATCGCCGATATTGGCGAGGGCCGTTTCGACGGCGTTCTCGTGATCGATGTATCTGCCATCGAGATTGCGGATAACGACGAGCTTTACACCATTGTGGTGCAGGGCTCTTCGTCTTCCACCTTCGCCTCCGGCATCGAAAATCTCGCGGAGCTTTCGCTCGGCGCGACCGAGGTTCGCCCGGGCGGCGCCGGGGACTCGACCATTGGCCGGTATGAGCTGCCGTTCACGAACAACCAGGACGGCAGCCTCTATCGCTATCTCCGGGTTTATACCGTGGTGGCGGGGACGGTCGCGACCGGCATCAACTACACCGCATGGGTTGCGAGGAACTGCTGATGCCGAAACGGGTCACGGTCTATTTGCCGAACGGCGAGCCCATCGAGCGGTACTCGGTGGACGCCATGGAAATGATCCGGGCCGGGCGTGCTTTCCGCTCCCCGGACAAGGCGCAGGCGGCACAGCCCGACAGTGGCGTAAGTGGCGGTGCGGCTGACCCGGCCCCGGCTTCTTCGGAGGCCGGGGCCGACCCCGCCCCCACGGAAGCGCAGGCGGGCGAAAGCCTGACGAACGATCAGCTCATCGCCGCGATCACGGAAGCGACGGGTCAGCTGCCGCATCCGAACTGCAACCGTGACACGTTGCTCAAGAAGTATGCGGAGACGCAGAAATGACGAAACTCTACGGCACGGCCTATTCCCAGCCCACCACAGGACTGAAGAAATCCCGCGAAGTGCTGATCGGGGACATCACCCCGTTCAACCTTGCGCAGGCCACGGGCCTGACGAAGCAGGAATCGGACGGCCTCGTGCGGCAGACCGTCATTACGGTTTCCTCGCTGGCCATCGCCATGACAGACGCCACCACGGCGGGCTCTCACGGCCACCAGAAGCTGGGAGATTTCCCTGCCGGCAACATCGTGGTGCTTGGCGCCGTAACGGATCTATCGGTCACGGGTGATGGTTCCGCTGTTGCCTCGGATGCATCGGTAGTCGGGTCGATCGGCACTGTCCAGACCCAGACCGACAATGCCACGCTGACCACGACGGAAGCCGATATTGTGGCCTCCACGGCCGCGACGCTGACTTCCGATGTTGGCGCGATGGCTGGAAAGACCACGGCGCTTGCCGTTCTGGACGGCACGAGTTCGGCCAAGTCGGCCTATCTCAACTTCGCCATTCCCGATGCGGACTCCTCGGGTGACGGTACGTTGACCGTCTCGGGCACGATCACCCTGATCTGGGTCAACTCGGGCGACGTGTAAACCCCGTTCCTAGTGCGTTGCCGGTCATCGACCCGCAGCGCACTTTCGTCTGAACGGAGGCATCATGGCGTCGGTCAAGGTCGATATCATCAATCGGGCACTCAGCAGGACGGGCAATAACACCATCCTGACGGAAACCGACACGACCACAGAGGCCGTTGTAGCCCTCAACAATTACGAGGGCATCGTCGAGGACACGCTTTCCAATCATCCATGGAAGTTCGCGCGCAAGACGCAAAGCCTCTCCCTTGTCGGCTCGGCAACAAATTCGAAATTCAAGTATGAATGGGCCATGCCCGCCGATGTGCTGTTTCTGCGCACGGTGCGGAAAACGGACGATATCGATTACGAGCATGACGCTTCGAGCATCTGGTGCGACGAAAACCAGAGCGTCTATGCCGTCTATACCTGGCGCGTCCTCGAAGATAAGTGGCCGGGCTACTTCAAGGAGCTGATCGTCCATAAGCTGGCCGAGCTATTCCAGACCGCATTGAACGAGGACACAAACAAGACCGAACAGGCGGACCTGAAAATGCGCCGCCACGAGGCCGTGGCGAAGAACGCCGACAGCCGGACGGATCGGCCGAGGGACGTGTGGAAGTCTCCATTGGTGGAGCGACACCGTGCCTAGCTTCGATACGATCAACAATTCCTGCGAATATGGCGAAATCCGTCCCAGCTTCGGCCTGCGAACCGATCTGGAGGTCCAGAGAAAGGGCGCCAAGAAGCTCAGGAATGCCCGCATCATAGCAGGCGGGGGGTGGACGCGGCGCCCCGGTTCTTCATGGCGACAGACGCTGGATGCGGATACGCGGATCGCGCGTTTCACGCTCAACACCACAACGAAATATATCGTCGGATTCAGCGCCGCTGCATTCCATGCCTTCGATCTCGACGGTGTGGCGAAGGGGTCTCTTTCCTCCTTGCCGTGGACCGCGACGCAAACGCAGGAAATGAACTGGGAGGTCGATGAAGACGACATCATCGTCACCCACCACGATTTCATGCCCTATGTCATCACCAATACCGGCGCCTCCACATGGTCGGGGACCAGCTTCGTGTTCGCGTCCGGCATCGACGGGCAGAAGAAGCAACCCTATTATCGCTTCGCTGAAAAGGGAATTTCGCTCACTCCCTCGGCCCGTACTGGATCGATTACGCTTGTCGCTTCCGACGATGTATTCGAGACGGCCCATGTCGGTACGCGGTTCCGCTATCTCTACCGGGAAATCGAGATCACGGCGGTTACGGATGCGCAAAACGCAAGCGGCACGGTCATTTCCCAGCTCAACCCTACGGTAAATCTGACTGTCGGCGCCTCGGGGAATTTCGCTGTCGGGCAGGAAGTGGAGGGCCTCACTTCTTCCATTCGCGGCATCGTGACCAATATCCCGGACGCGACGCATATCCATGTCCTCGTTTCCACGGGCATGGATGTGTTCGACAGCACAGAGGATCTGGCCGGTCCGGACGGGAAGACGACGATTTCCGCCGTTTCCACCATCACGCCAGCGGCAACGACAGTCTGGGACGAGCAGGCCTTTTCCGATGTGCGGGGGTATCCCGGATCGATCAGGAAACACCGCAACAGGCTGATATTTCTCGATCATCCCTCCATCCGAAAAGGCGTATTCATCTCGGCCGAGGCGACGCGGGATAATTTCGATGTGGGAGACGGTCAGGACACCGATGCCATTATCGAGGAAGTGGGCGACGCGGACTCGACCCGGGTGCTTCATGCGCTTTCCGCCGAGCAATTGCTGATCTTCGCCGATAACGGCATTTATTACGTACCGGAATCGGCTGATGTTCCTATCACGCCGTCGACCATTACATTCCTGCGGATATCGCCCACCGGGATTTCCACGGCTCCGCCGGTGCTGACCGACGAGGGCGCGCTGTTCATCGACTCGGGCCAGAACAATGTGGTTGTGGTGGAGCCCACTGGCGACCCGCGATCCTCATGGAAAGCCTATTCCATCTCGGAACTGGCCTCGCATCTCCTTACCTCGCCGTCACAGATCGCGGTCACGGTGGGCAATGCCTCGGAGCCGGAACGCTACGCCTATGCACTCAATTCCGACGGTTCGGTCGCGGTGGTGTTTTTCCAGCGTCTGGCGAATTCCATAGGCTGGACGAAATGGACCACGGAAGGGGCGGTGAGGTCCATCGCTTCCGTGGACGGGATTATTTTCGCCTCCACGCAAAGGACCGTTGCCGGATCGACGGTCTATCTGCTGGAGAGGTTCTCGCAAGGCATGTATCTCGACGCCTCATCGGCCTTTGTGACGCCGACCGGGAACCTTCCGTTCGAGACGCTGGACGGGAAATATCTCACCGTGATCGGCGGGGATTATTTCGTCACGCTGGGGTCCGCCATTCC